GCTGCACACAAGTATACAGGTGCTCAAGAGATTATGTCTCGTATACGCTTTGTTTACGAGAGTTGTCCTGATCATATTAGAGCAGGTGTAACATCATATAACAAAGGTAGTATTGAATTTGAAAACGGTAGTAGAATAGTTTCGCAAACAACAACAGGCAACACAGGACGTGGTATGTCAATTTCGTTATTATACTGTGACGAGTTTGCGTTTGTGCAGCCAAACATTGCAGAAGAGTTTTGGACTTCGATATCACCTACACTAGCAACAGGTGGTCGTGCTATTATTACAAGCACACCAAACTCAGATGAAGATACGTTTGCTACTATTTGGAAACAAGCAGAAGACAAGTTTGATGCACACGGCAATGAAAACGATGTTGGCACAAACGGATTTCATAGTTTTAGATCAGAGTGGCACGAACATCCTGATCGTGACGAGAAATGGAAAGAGGAAGAAATTGGACGTATCGGTGAAGAGAAGTTTCGCCGTGAATACGGCTGTGAATTCTTAGTATTTGACGAAACTTTAATTAACTCAATTAAACTAGCATCTATGGGAGGCAAAAGTCCGTTAGTAAATATGGGACAAACACGTTGGTATAAAAAACCAACAGATGATTGCACATATGCAGTTGCATTAGATCCGTCAATGGGAACTGGTGGCGATAATGCTGCTATACAAGTATTTGAATTACCCAGTTATGAACAAGTTGCAGAATGGCAACATAACACAACGGCTATACCTGGACAGATCAGAGTGTTGGCGGACATCTGTAATTATCTTGTTTCTGAGACTGGTAATCCAAACGGAATTTACTGGAGCGTGGAGAACAATGGCATAGGCGAGGCTGCGCTTATCGTTATAAACGACTTCGGTGAAGAGAACATTCCAGGTTTGTTCGTCAGTGAGCCTATCCGCAAAGGACACGTTCGTAAATTCCGTAAGGGTTTTAATACTACGCATAGTACAAAAATTACAGCGTGTAGTAGATTAAAAACAATGATCGAAAATGACAAAATGATTATACACAGTAAGCCGTTCTTATCTGAACTTAAAAATTATATTGCTACCGGATCTAGTTATCAAGCTAAACTAGGACAAACCGATGATTTAATTAGTGCAACTCTTCTTGCGATCAGGATGATGGCAGTACTTAAAGATTGGGATCCTAGAATCTATAACACATTTACTCAAGCTGAAAATATGGACGACTATGAACCTCCAATGCCGATCTTCATAAGTACCAATTATTGATAAATACATTATGAAAGATTTAGATACAATAGGTAAAGATTTATTTGACAAAATCCGTGGCCGTTTCACTAGTGTAACTATTGGCGGCGAGGACGGTAAAGTTACTAATGAACCATCTAAAGCAAGATTCTTTGATTTTGAATATTCAGAATCTAGCAGAGCATTAGGTAATGTAAGTATTCAAATAAGCGAAGACGACGGACTTACAATAATTTATTCTAAAGACATTGTTGCAAATGAAGATAGTGTAACAAAGGATAACTGGTTTAACTTTTTAAAAGATATGAGGCAATTCAGTAAGAAACGCCTATTAGACTTTGATGTAAGAGACATCACTAAATCAAATTTAACAAAAAGAGATTACAAGTTTTTATCAAAAAAACGTTTCGGAGACGATAATATGAACGAATCAAAACTATATGGCACAGCACGTACTAGCTATCAAAAGGTTGGCGAAGCACGTATAATGATTAAGCACACAGAAAATGTAAACTTAGAAGCATCCAATCCACGTACAAAAAAGATTGGTACTATCTACATTGAAAGTGCAGGCGGTGAAAGATTTAAGTATCCATTTAAGCACCTAAGTGGCGCAAGAGCAATGGCTCGTCACGTATCAGAAGGTGGCAACTTATACGATGATTTTGGTTCACACATTATTGGCTTATCAGAAGAGATGGCAAAACTACGCAAGTTTAAATCATATATGGGTCGTTCAGCAGTAATGGCTGAAAGCCTAAGCGAGTATGTTGATGTTGTTAAAGATCGTATTAATACAGTGAGAAAAACAATTACATCACTACAAAAACCAAAGTTTTATGCCGAAGCATTTGCTGCATATGAAGCACCTATTTTAGAAGATGTGCCAGCAGACGTTGCAGAGAACTGGACTGATCAACTTACTATTAAACAGTTTAACGAAGAATTAGCAGATGTATTCCCATACATTTATAAACTAGTAAGCGAAGCAACAAAAGCACAAGAATTAGGACCAGATGATTTAGTAAGAGAAGCAAAAGCAGATCCTAAAGTTGTAGCAAAGGAAGAAAAAAATAAAAAAACTAAAGAAGAAATTGCTGTAGAGCATGGCTTTGAAGAAATGATGGGACAGTTTAGTGAAGGCGGCATGTCTGACATTGATATACAAGCACAGGAATTTGCACAAGATGCAGTTGAAATGGCCAAAGACATTCAAAAAGATGATTATTACTTTAGTGATAGTACATACTTTGAATTTACTGATGGGCTAGACATGGACAATGACGCACTGATAGATCATGATTTGGTACAAGCAGTGTTAAGAGCACTTCCAAACGTTGATATGGAACCTGAAGAAATCAAGCAAGCAGTTGATGCACTAGCAAACATGAACATCGGAGAAGACAACGAAAAACCAAAAGGTTCATTTGAACCACACCCTGGTGCTTTTGACTGGGATGCTAACATGGACGATGATGACGAAGACAACGAAGTAGACAAAATAACACCTAAAAAAGAACAAAAGACACCATTAGGTGAGTTTATTCTAAGTTACTTCGATAAAGAGTCAGGTCAATTTCCAAAAGGCGAAACTGCTGTATTAACTATGGTAGAAAAAGATTATGGTGAGCAGTTTATTAATCCTGCTAAGTCATTCATTGAGCAGATATCAGCAAAGTTCGAAGAGTGGCAAATGCGTAATCAACCACAGCAAATGGAAACAGACAACGATGAGTACAACAGAGTACGCGAGTTAGCTGGACTAAGATAAATCCAATAACAAAGCATTTTCTGCTTGACAAGATAAATAATATCGTGTAGTATGTAATAGTGCTGCACATTTAGGCACACGACTTAAACAAAGACATAGGCAACATTATAGGAGGCACAACTATGGCATCATTAGCAGAAATCCGAGCGAAGCTCAAAGAACAAGAAACACGTTCAACAGGTGGTTCGACAAGCGGCGGCGATAACGCAATTTACCCATTTTGGAATATTAAAGAAGGCGAAAGTTGTACTTTCCGTTTCCTTCCTGACGGAGACGCAGACAACACTTTCTTCTGGAAAGAGCGTTTGATGATCAAACTACCGTTCCAAGGTATTAAAGGTGAAACAGACTCACGTCCAGTACAAGTACAAGTTCCATGTATGGAAATGTATGGTGAAGGATGTAATATTCTACAAGAAGTACGTGGTTGGTTTAAAGACCCTGCTCTTGAAGATATGGGTCGTAAATACTGGAAGAAGCGTTCTTATATCTTCCAAGGTTTTGTAACGGACAATCCGCTAACAGACGACACTACTCCTGAGAATCCAATTAGACGTTTTATTATTGGTCCTCAAATCTTTCAAATTATTAAGCAGGCTCTTATGGATCCTGACATGGAAGAACTACCAACAGATTATACTGCTGGTGTAGACTTCCGCCTTAACAAAACATCAAAAGGTGGTTATGCAGACTATGGCACAAGCACATGGGCACGTAGAGAGCGTCCATTAGGCGATGCTGAAATGGCAGCAGTAAACACACACGGCTTGTTTAACGTGAGCGACTTTTTGCCTAAGAAACCAGGCGAAGTAGAAGTTAAGGTAATGTCAGAGATGTTTGAAGCATCTGTAGACGGCGAAGCATATGATGCAGAACGTTGGAGTCAATACTTCCGTCCTGCAGGCATGCAAGCACGTACAGGTGATCCGATGAAAGCAGCATCACCACAAGCAACTGCTACAAGTCAAAGTGCACCGGCTCCTGCTCCAGCAGCAGACCCACGCAACGATGATATTCCTTTTAAGTCAACTGAAGAAGCAGCAGCAGAAGCAGCACCAGCAGCAGCCGCTGAACCTGCAGGCGGAGCACAAGACATTCTTGCAATGATCAGAGCACGTCAAGGTTAATATGACTATGGCCCCTACGGGGGCCAACTATCTAGCTTAACAAGGAGTAACTATGGCTAAATCATTTGATGTTAGTAAGTTTCGTAAGGACTTAACAAAAAGCATATCAGGCATGAGTACAGGCTTTAATGATCCAACTGATTGGATTAGCACAGGCTCATATGCA